AAATTTCGCTTTGAGTTATATAGCAAAACTGAATCGAGTTCTATATCGTTCGCTTTATATTCAGTGATTGGCATTATTCAAAAATGCTTTCTGCTTCAGATAAGAACTGATCTAAAAATTCTCGTTGAAGAATTTTAATAGATCGCTTGCGCTCGTTCTCATTCTCTTCATAAGTGTAGTTTGATACTTCTCGTTTTTCGTTTATTCCTAAACTAGCAAACGTCGTTGCATCAACTTTTATAACATCTTCTGGAATGATTGTCCCATCAAACAAGACTTCTTGGGGCTGATATATCCATTCATAATGATGAGTTGTATTTAATGCAGATTCTATAGATCCATATTTTGATTTTACGAATGCTGTAAACTTTTGATAGTTCATTGGCCAATCATACTCATAATCAAAAATATCATTGACTAAAAAAATCACCCAGTCTAGTGTCACGTCCCCGTAGTACCTATTAGCAATGAACTGTGCGGATTGATCCTCTTCTACAATGTGTTCGTAGTAAAGAGCTGATCTACCTTTGAGAATATCTAAGAGCTTGAATCGTATAAGAGGATTCTGTATAGTCAACGCGATATTGACTCTACCCATATCATACTCTACGGAAGGAAAATTATTAAAATAATGGGCCATTATCGATTACTCTTTAAGATGGAGTCTTTAGTAACAATAGATACTTCTTGGAATGACAAATCAAGCTGCACGGATACGGGAGATTTTTCGTCCGCACCAAATGCATGATACAGTGGTTGACCCTCGGCATGATAGTTCACTTGAACTGTTTTACATATACACGGTGCTGGATTAAATAAGTGCTTAGCGTGATGAAAATCCATATCGAACTGCTCTGGATAATCAAAGAAGTGCTTGTTCTTAGAGTTTACTCCAGGTGCTGCTTGAAACTTAAATGCGTGAATGATGTCTTCGATTGCTTGAGTCTCTCGTCTACTCTTTGAAACGAGCCTCCAAGAAAAAGAGTACTCTCTGAACTGCGGCTGTGAATACATCACAGCCATGTATGGATTTTGAGCGATACCAGCACCAGCCATAGCACCTTTTACCGCTTGCCCAGCAGCAGCGCCAGCAATTGCTCCAGGTATTCCACCTAAAGCCGCACCCGCAGCCATTGCCGCGTCAGTTCCTGCTTGGAGGCCATAATACTGAGTCACTGCTTGTAGATCTTTTTTTGTAATATTTGAAGCTTGATCTATAATAGACGTTATACCGCCCGTAACCCCAGCGGCCGAGGCAGCAGCTCCAGCAATACCCGCAATACCTAAGCCCTCTGTATTGTAGTCATGGCTATACTGAGTACCCAAATTCATTGGCATCGGCAAATATATTAGCCTGATGCTGTTCTTTTTTTGGAAGTCATCTTTTCGTCTGAAGACAGGGTGATTGACTTTGAAAACCATCCAGTGATCCAGCTCTTCAATATTCAATGGATACTTGAGCTCTCTTGGCGCTTTTGCTAAAGATTTAGCAAGCGGACTCTTGGGATCATTTCTTGATTGAGATGGAAATGCAGGTTGTGGTACAGGGCCATATGGCATTGATAAATACCTTTACTAAACTATTTTGATTATTTATAATGAGTACATACAAAGGTCGCTACAGACCATCAAAACCACAAAAATACAAAGGTGATCCCACGAATATCATATATCGTAGCTCGTGGGAGCTCAAGTTTATGAAGTGGTGTGATTTCAATGAAGCTGTAGTCTATTGGCAATCAGAAGAGTTTTTCATACCGTATAAGAGCCCCATTGACGGTAGAATGCACAGATATTTTCCAGACTTTCTTGTGAAAATAAAAAACAAAGACAAGGTAATAGAGACATGGGTCGTGGAGATAAAGCCGCTCAAACAAACCCAAGAGCCTAAAATACAAAAAAGACTCACTAAAAGATACTTGAATGAAGTCAAGACCTATGCTATAAACAAATACAAGTGGGACTATGCAGAGGAGTGGTGTCGAGATAGAAACTATAAATTCATTATAATCACAGAGAAGCAACTGAACATACGGTGATCATTATAAATAATGAGAAGGAGTTTTAAATGGTCGCGTATATCTTCGATAAGATTCTAGCACAGGGAGTTCGTGAGAACCAGATACCTGCTAGAACACGCGAGTCAAGAGAGTGGTTTCGTGACAAAGCCGCTGAAACGACTGCTATAACTCCAAATAGATTAATACAACAAGCCGCAAAAAAAGAGGGCGGCAGTGCTCTTTTATCAAGACAGATACCAGGGAAAATCGGTATAGGCAGGATGTACATGTTTATGTACGATCCCAAGCACAAAAAGGATCTACCGTACTATGATTTATTTCCACTGATCTTTAAAGTAAAAGATGTGGATGGTGGGTTCATAGGCTTGAACATGCACTATCTTCCCCCAGAATTGAGAGCAAGATTGATGGACGCCATGTATCCTCTTGTGACTGATACTCGATACGATGAGAATACAAGACTTAGACTTACATACGAAAGACTTGCTGCAGCATCTCGGTATAGATTCTTCAAACCGACTCTCAAGATGTATTTGAGAAACCATGTAAAGTCAAGATTTATTCTTGTTGACTCAACAGAATGGGACATGGCACTGTTCTTGCCGACTGAAAGGTTTAGAAAAAGAAACAAAGCTACTGTTTGGAAAGAAAGCAGAGCAGCAATAAGAGGCAGATAAATGGCTTTTGACATCAATCAATTTTCTGGAGAAATGGCCAAAAACGGAATCGCCAAGACTAGCGATTTCGAAGTAGAGCTTACCGGAGCTCCAGTTTCAGTAGGATCTGGTAGTTTATCCATTGCAAATATACTGGATGGGCTTATTTCAACTGCAGCAAATGCCGTAGGTCTGGGTGGTCTTGTTGGCGGTGCTAATGGAGTTGCACAATCGCTTTCATTTCGCATTGAGACTGTTCAGATGCCCGGTAGAAGCATTAACAACATTGATTACATTGACTATGGCGCTCCATATAAAGTCGGTGGTAAGACAAACTATACCAACACCCTTGTATTTACAGCGATCTGTAGTCCTAGTTTGATTGAGAGAGAGTTCTTCATGGCGTGGCAGGACCTTATCGGAGGCGATCATAGAACAGGTACATCTAATTTTGATCTTGGGTTTTATGATGAGTATGTCTGCAAGAGAGGGTTTTCAATCTATCAATTAGATCCGAACGGTAACAGAACTAGAGTGATCAAGCTCGTTGATTCATATCCAGTAAACATCGGCGAGATTTCATACTCTTGGGCCACGACTGACGTTGTGAGATTACCTGTTACTATGAGTTACAGATACTTTGAAGAAGAAGAAGTTCCAGTGCCACCATTTAACTTTACACTTGAAAATGTATTGTCTGCCGCAAACACAGTGCGAAATCTTCCAGCACAGGTTAAGGGAAGATCAAGAGCAGCACTTGATAGGGCTGGCGTTCCTAGATTTTAAAATTGAATTGGAGTAGAATATGGCTTTACCACGTTTAAGTACACCTGAATTTGAAACTGTTATTCCTTCGTCAAAAGAACCGATTAAGTTTAGACCTTTTTTGGTGAAAGAAGAAAAAGTTTTATATATGGCCCTAGAGGGAGGAGAGCAAAAAGACATCTATAATGCAACTATGAGCATTCTAGATTCTTGCATTTTGACTCCAGGTGTGAACTATCATGATTTTACATCTTACGACTTAGAGTACTTGTTTTTAAAATTGAGATCCAAGTCAGTCGGCGAAAAGATTGATTTGAATATCAAGCACATGAATGAAGAATACCTTGAAAAATGCAAAGCCTCAAACAAGGTGACCATTGATATTGATTCTATCGGTATAGAATATAATGAAAGTCATAGTGATACCATTGATCTCGGTGGCGGTGGAATTGGAATGAAATTAAAAGATCCAAATGCTTCTCTGTTCACCAAGATTAATGAAAAAGATAATGAATTTGATCAGATGCTCTCCATGGTATATAACTGCGTTGATTTTGTTTATGATGAAAATGATGTGTATAACGATTTTACAAAAGAAGAGATGGATGACTTTATCGGTCAGCTATCAAAAGAACAGTTTGAAAAGATCACTGAATTTTTTAATACGTTACCGGCTCTAAAACACAAAATTGAGTTTACTTGTTCTGAATGTGGTGAGACTGAATCTGTTACAATTGAAGGGCTGCAAAGTTTTTTTACATAGCGCTCAGTCACGATTCATTATTTAACATATACTACGTGAATTTTAATTTGATGCAACACCATAAGTATTCTTTGACTGAGCTTGAAAATATGATACCATTTGAACGACAGATTTATGTCAATTTGTTATTGCAATATCTTGAGGAAGAAAAAGAGAGATTGGAAAAACAATAATGGCTTTACCTAATCCAAATCCAGGCGGTCAGGCTGGCGCGGCTGTAATTCCATTCCCAGGGGGTGGGGGTGGAGGTGCTGGAGCAGGCGGCGCATCTGGATCCGCCACCGCATCTTCAGTTAAATCATTGGTGGCTCTCACTAAAGATATGGTCAATGTTCAGAAAAATATTCTGAACGTACTAAACATAATTGATACTCGACTGGAACAGTTTATTGGAGATCCTAGTGAAAAAAGAGAAGTAAAAGATACGGCGGGTGG